ATATAATGATTGGGATTTTAGTTTAGAAGGTAGAATTCGTCAAAGTATTAGGATGCGAGAGTTAGCAGATGCTTCTGAAAAAGAATATGTTATATGTGATTTCGTAGCACCTTTAGTAGAAATGAGAAATAATTTTAATGCAGATTATACTATATGGGTTGATACTATCACTGAAGGAAGATATAAAGATACGAATAAATTATTCGTATCTCCTGAAAAATATGATATTAGAGTTACTGAGCAGGATTCAGAAAAATGGGGATTGATAATTAATAATCTATTAAATTATCGATAATATCAATTATTGTTTGAATTTTATTTTGAATAATTTTATTACGCAGACTTAATTCCAATCCTTTATGAACTGGCTTTGGTAATAGTTTCAAATCGAACCAACCCCATGCAACATGTTCATCACTTAATGATGGTATAAATTCTGATTCTATAACACAGAAATAGGTATGAAAATTAAAAACACTATCATTGGAAACAAATTTTTCCAATGGTAAGGTTTTAATAATGTTCGGTAAAAATCCTATTTCTTCTTCAATTTCTCGTTGTAAGCCCTGCCATGGATTTTCATTGGCTAAATTTGTACCACCAACTAACCCCCAAGTACCATGATGCTTTCCATTTGATTTTTGTATCAATAAAATACGATGTGTATTTTTAGCATATATTAATGCTCCACTGCAAATTATTTTATCTGTTAAAGTTCTAGTCGCCATTGGCCCTTCTTATATTCACCTTCGAATGACTTAACCCATGAAACACCATTCCATAAGTATTGTATCCCTGTGTATATATTAGTTTGCCATATCAGTGTATCTGATTCTTGTTCAGAATCAAATATAACATTCCATTTTGAACCATCCCATTCAATTATATCATTAGTATGTGCAACGAAATCATCCTCGGTAGTCGATTTCCATGCATCTGCACCATCATCATTAATAAAATTACCGATATCTTCTATTATAATAAGTCTTAATTTCAATGGAATATTATCATATCCATCGTATGTTTCTAATGGATTAAATGTCAATGGGTTTACTATTGCATCAATTTTACTTCTAGCAATAGATTGGTCAAATCCAATATCACCATCAATAAATCCATTAGAATCAATTAACGTATCTGGGTATAATGAATCTACATCCCAGTTAACACCTAAAATAGTATTATCCATTGGATCTAATGATATTGTTCCTACTAGTTGGTATCCAGATTGTTGGGTTAGAAATATTCTACTAGACCCAGCTACATATTGTCCAGGATATCTATCTAAAATATCTTTCCAATTAATTGGAGTTCCTTGTCTAATACCAATATCCAACGATGGTTCTCTTGGAACAACACTCTCTGACGGTCCTAGAAGTAAAACTTGGTTATTAAAAACTTGAATATTGTAATCCGTAATGGTGGTAATTTCAGTAGCTAATAAATCTGACATAGTTGTAGTCCCAGTATCAGCGGTATCCACCCCTAATCCATCAATATATCCAACTGGGCTAGTATCTGTAGAACCATATAAACTTGTAATAATTTTTGTAATAACACCTAAATGTTTAACTTTTACTGGAGGGCTTATCCATATTGGGGTATCCAACGTAATCGTTGCAATGTCAATAGGTGAATCATTGCCAACCGGTACTTGTCTACTACTCCATGAAATATCGTTGAGCGCCAACAATGTTAAACTAGTCCAATCTATATAATTATCAGTTGTTTGTAATTCTAGGTTAGGATTAAACAATACTAGTAGTTGCTCCATTAATTGAAGTTTCTGGTCAGTTGAAGCTGACCAGATATCAACTTTCATTGATAACTTAAATGGGGTTGGCATTACCCTTTCAACAGTGTAATTTCTACCTTGGGTGTTGGTATAAGAACCATTATTCATATCACGTTCTCTGATATGAACTTTGCCTATGTAGGTAGCATCAGCTAGTCGCTCTTTATCTAATGATAATCCAGAAATATAAACACTAATTCTTGGAACAGAATTGACTTTATTTTCTGAATTTTGTTTAATAATATTTGCTACTTGTCTGTCAGAATCCCCATATAATACTGGTACTCTATGTAAAGTACCATCACCGTACTTAACGACGAAGTTGCTTAATACTCGTATTGTTTGTGTAAGATATCTTCTTATTTGAGCGTCATAAAAATGCTGCATTATAAATCCGCCTTTGGTTTAAGTGCTTTTGAAAGACTTTGACGTTGTGCTTCTCTTGAATTATATAAACCTATTTTCCATTGACCAGTTTCTGGTATTGGAACTGGTAAATTAAGAGTAAGATTGCCATTATTATCCTCAAGTAATAATGGATGTTCACTGACTACAAAATCTAATTCTAATGTATCTTTTTTCAACAATACATATAATCCAGTAGTATAATCAATATTAGTGTCAATAACATCTATTCCTTCAACCAACGAAATATAATCAGTAATAACTTCATCAAAATAGATGTATGAATTATTATTGATAAAACTAGTTTTTAAAGTTTGACGAGAATCATTATTAGTCATATTCATTCTAACAGCATCTTCTACTCTAATCCATTTATTAGTATCAAATCTAAATAATCTATTCGGCATAAAATCTATTCTTAAAAAGAAATCATTATGAGTAGCATTCGCTGGAAATTGAATTCCATGACCAAAATCATATCCATTTACAGGAAACCCATCCCCCATTAAATATCCAGAATATCCAGATCTAACGGGAACACCATTGGTGATTGTATTACCTGATGTTTCTAAAACTGGTTTCCCTGATTCTGGATCAACAGCCAATGTATAAAATTGTCTAGTTTCATATCCACTCATCGGCGCATCTGCTTCTGCTTGGTTTATGATATTATCATTAATTTCTAACTCTTTCATGTTAGTACTTAATAATTCACGTAGTGTTGTATCAGTAGGATCACCATTTGCATCTAATGCAGGTTTATTAAAAATATCAGCGAATTGCTGGCTATCAGTTACTTTTTTCAATTTTAGTTTATATAAATGTGGATACCAAGTTGCACTAAATCCATCACTTGCTCTACCTACATCTTCAATAACGTAATATCTTGGTAATGACATATCATAATCATTTAATGCAAAATCATCCCTCAAATGAGGAAGTTCAATTACATCACCTGTCAATGGTTTCCTTCCAAGATAATTGATGTAGTCATTTATATGAACCATCATATAAATTGTATCATTATCAATAAAAAGACCAAATTGACTTAAATTGAAGTCAATATTTTGTACATTATAAATTCCACGAATTCTATAGATTTCTTCATCATATTTTCTATCACGATTTTCTAAAAATAATAAATCTTGAATATTAGTAACTGCTGTAGTTGCATAATGTGGTTGATCTGCTGTTGCATTTTCTTCATCCGTATTTGAACCAAGATACTTATGAACATAACAATCTGTACCACCAACCTGAAACATTTGTGATATTTGACGATCTATAAATCTGTAATTTGCAGATTTTGATGGATGATACATTGATAAACGCGGCATTTAATTTCCTATAATATTAAGTATATTTAGGTTAATGTAGGTTTCATTTTGCAGTTATCACCATGCCATCTAGTCATATTGCCTCCTTTCCCAGACAACCCACAATATTTGCATACTACTGTTTTGAAAACCCTCTTTTTTGCAGATTCCATCATCTTTTTTCTAGTTTCTTCTGAAATTGGTACTCTATTTTGATGTGATTCCATCATCTTTTTTCTAGTTTCTTCTGAAATTGGTGCTCTATTTTTTCCAATAATAGATAACTTAGCTTTTGTTTCATTGGAGTGTGTGATGCCTTTGTTCCATGGTGTTTTTCCAATTCTTGAATCGGATATCTTTTTTCTAGCTGCATGTGAATGTGTGATGCCTTTGTTCCATGGTGTTTTTCCAATTCTTGAATCGGATATCTTTTTTCTAGCGGTATCCGTATGCGTCTTACCATACATTGGATTATTGTCACCTAACAATTTCTTACTAAGTGACATAGAACATTTTTTTCTTACATTTTCAAAAGCCCTTCCATAAATTCGATATCTTTCATGATTAGAGTTTATTAAATATGACATACACAAGAATGCTTTATCTACTTTATATTGTTCGTTATCAGTTGAAACCATC